TACCAGGAGCCCCGCATTTCGATCGAGTCGCGTGTGCCTGGTGACGCAGTCAAGGGGGCGATCGGTCTCAAGTTCGCACTCGAGGCCGAGCTCAAGCGACAGAACGCAGCAGAGACCTGGGAGAACGTCGGAGCCGACTTCCTTGCGGTCATGGGCGTCTCGATGGTGACGATGGAGGACAACCTGACCCGGCACTTCCGCGACGACGACCTCTTCCAAGCCTTGGGCAAGAAGGGCACGGGCGCGCGCAAGAATGCTCCCAAGAAGCCACGGCGCCCCGTCTTCGTGCGCATCTCGCCTCGGGACTTCTGCTATGACAACCAGGCCAACTCGATCAGCACGGTGCGGCGAATGGCCCACAGCTACGTCGTTTCCAAGTCGTACCTCGACAGACTTGCCGACGCGCAGGTGGATGGCGACCATGGCAAGTGGGACAAGACCGTCATCTCAACCCTGACCGCTTCAACCGGCGAGAGACGCCGTGGCAAGAAGCGCGGAGCATCTCCAGGCGAGGCGCTCGGCGACGACGAGGTCCGTATCTGGGAGATGTGGGTGCCCGGCGTTTACATGGGCGACGGCGCCTCCATCGAAGACGAGAGCAGTCCCCTCTTCCACGGCACCGTCTACACCATGGCCGAGCAGGCCGAAGGTGGCATCGACGTGCGCAAGCCGTATCTGTACCGTGGCCCCGCCTCCGGTCCTTACCAGATATACTGGGGCACCCCGGTCCCCGACGAGTGTGACCGGCTCTCCATGTTCAAGGCGACGAACCCCCAGCGCATCCAGCATGCGAAGAACGGGCGCGCGCTGACTGCGAGCTCGGAGAACTACAAGCGGGTCGGGCTCACGTCCGCGGCCCCCATCGCCGAAGCCATCGACAACTCCGAGCACGACTCCATGATCCACCTGGACGGAGTTACACACCAAGACCTCAAGTCGGCGGTGACGGTCGTCGAGGTTGGTGGGCCGAGTCAGGAGATGATCATGGTGGAGCAGCGTTCGAGCGAGCAGTTGGACCGGGTCAGTGGACTGAACGAGAACAAGCGCGGCGGACTGGCGGCTGGATCGACAGCGACCGAGGCAGCCATTGCAAACGAGGCCGGCGACATGCGGGTCAGCCTCCCGCGCGCAGCCTTCCACCGGGCAGCTAAGTCCGCGCTCAACGTGTGGGCGTGGCAGATGTGGCACGGAGAGGATGTCGTCATCGCTCTGCCTATGCGCGCTGCCGACGAGCTCGAGCTTGACGAGGACATCCCCGACGACATCGGGATCATGTACCACGGCGGCGATGGCATTGAACTGGCTCGGAAGAACGTGATTTGGGAAGACCTGGCCCTCGAGATCGTCCCCTTCTCCATGCAGCGGACGAGCGAGTCGGAGCTCAGGCAGAAGGGCGCCGCGCAGAACGGCATCGTGCGTGAGCTTCTCGAGATCGCACAGATGGACCCCAACTTCCCGATCGCCGAGTATGCCGAGAACCTATCGTCCCAGCTAAACATGCCCGGCCTAGGGCTTGCCTTCGCCCACCTCAAGAAGGGCAAGGCGCCAGAGGGTCCGACTCCCCCCAAGGGCTTCGGTGCGCCGGCACAGCCTCAGCAGCAGCAGCAGATCGTTGGCGGCGGAACCCCGCTCCCAGGAAACCAATCCGGTGCCGAGCTCGGCGCTGGTCAACAGTAACCCCTAACCCAGGATCTAAGATGGAAGAACGCAAACGAAGAGGACGACGCGACAGCCGTCCCGCACCCCAGCGCAACCGGATGGCCGAGGCCTTGGCTTCAGTGTCCAGACCCGAGCCGGTGGAAGGGTCCACCATCATGAGGGGCGAGAGCACCCGCACCCGCAAGAAGGTGGCGAAGAAGAAGGCGGCGAAGAAGGCGGCGAAGAAGGCTTCGAAGAAGGCGGCGAAGAGGCGAGATGCCTGAGTACGCATTTGAAGACGTAGACACGGGTGAGGTGATCAGCATCTACCAGTCTATGCACGACGCCGTCCCTTTTGGGCACGAGGTCGTGCTCGAGGGCCGGAAGCTGCGCCGTCTCGCCGAGTGCGGTCAGTCACCCATCGTCAGCAAGGGGGTCGCCCACGTGGCGCACTCCCTCCCCGAGTGGTCGCCCGGAGCTCACAGCTACGAAGCTGATGGGACGCCCCGGTTCGACGGCCAGCGAGACATCGATGCCTTCCAGAAGGCCAACCCCCAGTTCACCCATAACAACATAAAGCGATGACAAACCCAAGCGAGTCCACCCCCGCTGAGGCGCCCGAGCCGTTAGCCCCTCCCATAGTCGAACAGGAACCTAGCACGAAGGATCTCAACCTCTCGCAGCGAGACCGCATCGATGCGCACATGGCTAAGATCAAGGCCAAGCGAGCCGCAGATGCAGCCGCAGATCCTGGAGTAACTCCAAAAAAAGCTCTTGACCCTGCCCATTCTGCCCCTCAAGATGCTAGTGAGCCAACCGTCTCCGGTGGTCGCTCCCCGGCTGAACTAGCCAGGGACGCCCTCGGAAAGAGCGGACTCAAGCCCGCAGACCTCGAGGGCATTCCCGAGGACAGGTTGATCGCAATGGGCCGGGCCGTCCAACAGACGCAAGCCGCTGCCCAGACCGATCGACAGAAACTCGCCGAGGAGCGCAACGCCCTGGCCGCGAAACTGAACGAGGTAGCACCCACGGGTGGCGAGGAAGTCCCCGCCGCATCCGAGGGACAAGCGGACCAAGATCAGGAACTTCGCGACACCCTGGGACGGGAGTTCACCGACGAGGAAGCGGCAGTTCTGGCTGAGGCGTTCACCAAGGCTACTGCACCCGCGGCTCAGGCTACCCCTGTCGATCAGGGCGCCATCACGGCTGAACGGATGCAAGCAGTGGACAACGAGGTAGCACGAGCTCGCCAACTGGTTGTGACCGTCGATGGTCACGCCGATCTTTCTCAAGACGGTCCTGAGTGGACGAAGGTTGTCAAAGACGCCGACGCCCTGCTGCTGATACCCAACCGGTACGTCGGAAACCCCGACCCGATTGCTCAAGCATTCAGGGATGCGGTGGCGCTAAACGGCCACGCCTCCACCCAGGCCACACGTCCTGCTGACATGACGGTGCCTGCACGAGGCTCTAACTCCAACAAAGCGAACCTTCCACAAGACCAGCGCATCGCGCGTTTCTTGCGGATGCGAGCTCAGGGGGCTAGCCAACAGCAGATATCCCGCGATGTCTACGGACGGAACACCTAACCCATAACCAAGGAAGCCACTCATGGCTATTGCAGACTTCAACGCCCTCATGGCACTTGAGGGACCGACGCTTCTCGGTGACACCCGAGATATCGTCAACTACGTGCAGCGTAAAACCTGGACGCCCTCCTTCCTTGTCGCAGGACGCGACGACGAAGAGATTTTCAAAGCCGGCCCTACCCTTCAAGACCACATCTACCTGGACAAGGTGGACGTGGGTGAATGGTATGACCCCAACGGCCTCGAGCGAAACGAGACCAACCCCCAGACAACCGTGCAGGTCACGGCCAACTGGCGCTACTACATCACCTCACTCACTTGGCAGCGCCAAGAGGTTGAGCATGCAGCCCCGTCGAACGCCGGCGACAGCTACATCACCCACCAGTACAAGGATCTCATCTTCAGCAAGAAGCAGAACCTGGGCCAAGCCCTCTGCGACACGCTCGAGACCTCTTACTGGAGGGTTCCCAGCTACGCGGACATGGAAGGCTCGAACGCGGTTGTGCCGTACTCGATCCCTACCTTCATCTGCGAAGCGACCAACTCCACAGGCATCGGCGTCCCCACGGATGCAGACGGTGCGCAGACGGACTGGGCAACCATGCAAGGCTTGTCCCTGACGACGAGCGCCAACTTGGCGTTCGACAACAAGCGCCTGACCTACGACGCCACCGGTGGCGTTGCAGCTGACGGTGACGACCTGATCGGTGCGCTCAAGCGGATGCGCCGCCAGCTGAAGTACCAAGCTCTGCCCAAGGATCCCGAGTACGGAAACAAGGCATCGACCCCCAACGCTTGCTTGGCTTCGGACATCGGCATGACCTACATCGAGGGCGGCCTTCGCGCCGGCCAAGACACCTGGGGAGCTAAGGAGCTCGACGACGGTGACTTGATGATCGGTGGCGTTCGGATGCACTACATCGAAGAGCTCGACACCCTCGCGGTCTACGATGCCGGCTCAAGCCTAGGCACCGAAGCCTCGGCAACCGTCACGGGTCCGCGCTACTACTTCGTCTCTCAAGAGGGTCTTTGCCCTAAGTTCTTCGAGGGCATGTTCCTCGAGAGCGACGAGCCGATGAAGGATGTGCGTCAGCCGCTGAACTACGTCCAGCACTACCACCTCTGGGCCCAGCTGTGGTGCCGCAACCGTCGATTCCTCGGAATCGTTTCCCCCAACCAAAGCCTCTAGGAGACTTCTACTATGCGTATCAAAAACTTGGGTGGACCCGGCAACGTCGGCTTCCGTCCTGAAGACCAGAAGGGCTGGGTGACAGCCGCCGTCGCGATGACCAAGGGTATCGCTTACCCCATCGACGAGGTGAACCTCTCCTCGGACATGTCCTACGACACGATCCTCACCACCGGTGTTCCGACGCTGACCAACATGTATGTGGTTGCGCTTGAAGACGCCGCGATCACGGAGCGTTGTCACGTCATGATCAGCGGCAGGTGCGAGATGATCTCCAACGCCAGCCTTGGCACGGTCGGGACGCAGTGCTCGATCGACGGGGACGGCGAGGCGATTGCCGTTCCTACCGCAGCCGGCACCCGCTGCTTTGCCAAGAACCTCGAAGCGACCACTCTCAACACGTTGGGATGGTTCAACTTCGACGGTGATGGCTTCGGCGGAACTGACCCGACGACCTAGGCCTAGCCTAGAGCTTTAGCCCCTAGGGCGCTTCGTGCGTCCTGGGGGCCCCTTCCCTTTCCTTCCTGCCACTCACGGAGACTGTGCCATGCTGACCGTCAGAGACGCGCTCAACTACGCTGTGACCCACGCCCTACGCGGCGCACTATCTCCGCACACGCCCGAGATCGATGTCGTGAACCGGGCCCTGCTCGAGTTCTCCAATGCCCACTCTTGGACGATGTTCCAGAAGCAGGCCGCGATCCTCCCCGGTCGCGCATCGATCGCCCTGACGGGTGCAGCCTGGACGCTCACGAGCAAGCAGCTGGTCCTGTCTGACGCCTTTGCGGACTATACCTACACGGCTGGCGACTACATACTGATCACCTCGAGCTCGACGGGCGTCACCGGTCAGTTCTTCATCGCCTCCAGGGTTGACGCCGACACGGTCACATTCACTACGGAATCAGCCGCGGACATGGGATCGGACGCCACAGCCGTTGTCGGCACTCTTGACACCGCGCGCGTGGCAGCCCCCGACAACTTCGCCGAGGCTATCAAGTTCGAAGACAGCAACACGCTGACCGGCAAGGTCAAGCTCGTGGGCATGTCCGAGCTCCTCGCCTACCGCACCCAAGAGATCCCCCGGTCGCACTTCGTGACGTGGGTCGCCTTTACGCGCGCGCAGTCAGACACGGGCAAAGAGCCCTCGGCCATCTTCGAGATCTGGCCTAACCCGACCGTCAACAGCGTGGACCGCTACATCCTCGCCTACACCGCGCAGCACCGCACGGTCGCCGATGGCAACGATGTGATCGAGCTCCCCGCCTACGCCCACGGTGCCTTCATCGACATGCTTACGGCTGTCGCCCGAGGCTACGACAACAAGCTCGGGCAGGAGAACATGGGGACGCTGATCGCTCAGGTGATCCTCGGGCCGAGCTTCCAGAACGCCATCCGCAGAGACGGCGCCGGCATGCGCAACCGTGGCCCGTACAAGAACACAGCCTACCGCAAGGGTGGCAACCAGGTCTCCTTCGGTGAGGCCATCCTACGAGACAGCGACACCATTACACCAAGCTAGCTATGGCATCAAAAAGCGGACGCATCAAGTCAGTCTTCCCCGGAAACAAGTTCGAGTATTGGCTCAAGGTCACCTCAGCCACGGATGTGTATCCATCCAATGGCGCAGGCGGACCGCATGCCTCGGAAGGGGCTGCGATCTGGGACAACGGTCTGGGCCTCCCCGACGGCTCCTTTGTCGCGCGAATCACTCGAGTGCGTTGGGACCAGACCGACTCTGCGGGTTCTTTGACGTGTACAATCACGGCGAGAACAGGTGGGGATGAGATCATCCTGACCCAGCCCGGATTTGCCAACGGTATCCTCGCGTCGGACCAAGATCTCAACATCGCCATGGAAGACGGCTTCTCCGCGCTTCTGAGTGCGGCCACGGGGACGGTGTACATCTTCTTCGAAGTCGTCCAGTACTACACCGCGGATAACGTCAAGCTCTAGGATGCTCCCCCCGATCGGATCCTACACGATGCTTGCCCCAACCCCGGCTGGGACATACTTCCCCGCTGACGGGAAGGGCGGCACCGCGACATCTACCGACGATTCGATCTGTCGAGACTCGAACGAGTGCCTGATTACGTTCGTGACCACACCGGGCGCATCGACCGGCGTCCACGAGGTCAGCTTCTACCACGGGGATGGAACGCTCGCGGCCACCTTCATCGGCGCAGACAGCCACACAGCACACGGCCTGTCCTTTGACGTTGGTGGTCCCGATGGCTTCCTGATCACCGGCAGCTGGTACGTGACCACAGTCGGCACTAGCACCCGCCTCCTCTTCTCTATCGGGTTCAAGATACTCTCATGACCGACACCCCGATCCAGCCGCCGATGCGTGGCCTAAACGACAATCGTTCCTATGGCGAACAGCCGCATGGCACGACGGAGCGAGCGAAGAACGTGCGCGTCGTTGACCCGGTCACAGGCCGAGCTCGGGTTAGTCAGCGCGAGGGGCTTGTCAAGCACTTCCCCAACGCGGTCTCTCCGGGAAGTCCGGTGCTGCGCCTCAACCACCTGAACTACGACAAGAAGAAGTTCACGTATGAAGCCCTGCGCGGCGACAGCGACACATCGCCAGCCGTTGACGACGTGAGCGAAGAGTGGGCTGTTCGCTCGAACAACGACAAGTCGGCGATCAACGTCCAGGCGGACGCGAACGGCAACCGATACTTTCTCATCGATCACACGTTGGAGAAGGTGAACACCGACGGCGTCTCTCTCTGGACGATAGCGATACCGGTCTCAGACAAGCAAGACACCCTCGGGCCTATAGCTGTTGACTTTGACTCGGCAGTCTACGTGGGCGTGAGCGGAGGCTCCACGCAGACCGGCGCCTCTGTCTTCAGGGTGGGGCAGAAGCCTATCCCTAACAGCTTCTCGACCGAGCCTGTTATCGAGTGGGAATGGGTCGTCAACCGCTGGGTGCGCGAGATCGTCGTCCACCATTCGTCCCTGCGCCTGCTACTTCAGGATGACTTGGAGCGCCGGTCCTACGTTCGCACCCTCCAAAACATTTCTCTGGCCGTACCCAGCGAAGGACCGATCGTCCAAGTGACCTACCCGTCCACGTGTATGGTCGTCAAGAAAGACGGGTCAATCGTCACCGGGCATCCCGCAGACGAAAACCGAGACAGCAGTCCATTCTACCCAGGCACCAAGATGCCCATTGAGAAGTGGACGATCGAGAACCTGCCTAACTGGGAAGAACGTGTCTGGTCTTGGTATCGAGCAAGCGACATCGCAAAAAGTGGAGTGCAAGACGGCGAACGGGTCGAGTTTTGGAGCGACCGCTCAGGAAACGGTCGCCACCTCACGCCTGGAGCTCCCTTCGGGGGAAGCGCAATCGCATCGGGGCCTACGCTAGACCTCAATGGAAGCTTCCCCCATTCGTCTCTCATGTTCAACGGCCACATGGCTCTATTCAGCGCCGCAGGTGGAGGAAAAGACTCCCAGAGGGACGCCTGCAAGACAGCTGTACCTAACCATGGCGACGGGGCGTTCTGCACCTTTATCGTCTGCCGACCAGGCACATACAAGACCTCAGACGAGACCGACGGTAGTGGAACTCTCATTGACCACCGGCGCTTCCTTTTTTCGCAGTATCATCACACCAAGTATGGGGGCGCCCACACAACCGGTTTTGACACCAAAAACACCTACGCCTATAGCACCGGGATTCTAATCAACTCAGACACGTACGCTTACTCGGGTGATAACGATCTATTCTGCTGGGGAAAGCACAAGAGCCGCAAGGGCAACTATGCAAGGGGCTGGGCGCGCTGCTGGACCGCGAGCTCAGGCTACCTCCACTCATATGGAGGCTGGGCTGATCTCGATGGCTACATCTCCCCGGCCTCCTGGAGCCTGGGAGTCTATGCCGATTGGCCGGGCATGCCTGAGCAGCGTGGCGGGGGTCGTTTTGGGTGGCCGGACGCGGTTCAGTTCGATGACCCTAACGCGACAGAGCTAGGCGAGGGCATGACCGTGTTCACGTTTATGCACTGCGGTGGACTGGACGAGGCGCTCGCTGTTCCCGGCTCCGCGGACACGACGAGCTACACGGTGACCGATGCCACCCTGTTGAAGAACTACCCCAACGGAGCGACGACTGGAACCTGGACGCTGTACGAGGCCGACGGAACCAGCATCGGCGCGGTCTCCAACATCGACACCTCCACGGGCGTCCTGACGATCCCGAGTTCGACCTACTCAGGCACGGCATACCTAGTCCCCCCGCGCAATCTCATGAGCCGGTCCATGTTCCGCTCAAATGGAATGCCTGCCGACCGGTGGGAAGCTCTCCCCATGGGATTCAATGGAGCCGACGTTGCGTCGGGCAGCACGTTCGCCGACTTCACCCGCTCCATTGAGAACAACGTCGAGGCCCGCCCAACGGGTTTCGGCCTAAGTGAGAAGCACGATTGGATCAAGGGCTTCGTAGGTGAGATCACCGAGATGATCACGCTCGGGCGACGCCTGACCAACTCCGACCGGGTGACCCTGGGAGGCGCCCAATATCACGTATACCCGTCGGTCGTCGATCACCCGATGTATGCGAGCTCTTCCCACGTCAACGACGTGCCAGCGGACGCTCCCTACGCTGACGTTGGGAGCAACCTGGCCACCAGCGAGCTCGAGAAGATAGAGGGATGGCTAGCTCACCGGCACGGAATACCGCACCGCCTCAACAACGACACCTACCCGCACCCGCACTATCCAGACCTCCTAGCGGGATTTTACGATATTCCCCAGACGACCGAATCTGTCGAACTGTTTGAAAACATCGCCGGCACAAACTCT